AGTTAGCTCCAAAAGTAGCTAAATAACCAGGTGTGTTCGTAGTAGAAAGAAGCGTAGTTTGATTACGCTTAAATATAGATATTTTTTCATCAAGGCCTTCTAACATATCAGAATACTCAGTGTCATTACCGTGAGTTCTACTAAACTGATTTATGTCATAGAAATATTGTTCAAATATCTCTAGCTGAGCTTGATTAGCAAATAAGTTAAATTCTTGAGGTGTAATGTAGCCTCTTTGCTCTTTGTTGGCGATTGCCAAAACTCTTTGATATACCGTGTCTATGCTTATCGCCATTTATTTTGTATTTTTATTATAGATGTTGAGCCACCTAAAAGGTGACCCAACTCTATAAATAATCACTTAGTTTAACCGCTTTTCAATATTGGAATATATTTCCATACCTTCATCAGTTTTAAACCATGCAGCTAACGCAGAATAAGGATGTTCATCAAATGGAACTGTCATTAGTTTTCTGTCGTTTGAGCCCCAGCTGAAAGTTCTTTGATCAGAAGATAGCTTTATAATACCTGATTCTGTAGCTCTAATACCAAAGTTTCTAAGAACTACATTTTCATCACTAACTAACTCTAAGAATAAAATTGGATTTTTCTTAGCATATAGTAGTAAATCTCTTCTAAGCTCTTTAGAACTCATCTCAGATACTTTAGAACCTACTTCTACTCTCATGATAGCTTCAGCCATATCAATATCAATATTTTTAGCAGCGTTTAAAGCTTCTATTTCTATTTCTATACTTTCTATTTCACTGACAGCGTTTGCAACTGGTTTTTCTTCATAGAACATTACATCTCTATCCGGATGGTATAGTGAAAGAAGTTTTTGTAATATTGTTTTTTCTCTTTCAACTATTAACATACCGTTTCTAAATACAATATGTTCTAATCTTTGGTCGCCTTTCATTTCATCTACAAAAACTGTTTTTTGATTTTGACAATACTTAAGTTCTCTTTCGTACCCTTTTTCTTCATCAAACCAATGTATGTTTGCAGATCTGATAGATCTTGACAACGGTCTTTTATTTCCTTTTAACCTATATATTCTATTTTTTATTTCCCAACCATCTTCAAGAGTTTTAAATTTTTTCTCAACTCTTTTTGGTTTTTCTATAACTGGAGCTTGTTCAACAACAGTCTCTTCAATAGTGACAGGTTTCATTTCATTAGTAGCTTTTACTTCAGGTGCTACTTCAACCTTTTTAGCTTGTTTTTTTGCCATGATATAATATAATAAAAATTAATAAAAAAGATCGAGGGCCGTAGCCCTCGACCATAATTGATTTACTTCATCAACATGAAGTTGTTAGCAGCTTGTGTCACTAAACATCTTTCAGATAAGTAGTGAACTTGCATTGCATCAAGCGCAGATGTAGTAGCTCCAACAGAACCAGTAACCCAAGTTTTCATTCTTCGGTCATCAGTTTGAGAAGCTCTATAACGTACGTGTAAGAAAGGACGCTTAAGGTTCTTTCCTAAAGCTTGATCGTAAACAGAAGATACACCAGCTGGGATAATAACTCCACGGATAGCTGCGCTACCTGCTCTGTCATTAATACCACCACGTGTAGCTTTGTCGTTTAAGTAACGGAAGTCAGACTTGTAAAAGTCGTAAGATCCTCTACGGAAACCAGAAAAGCCTAAGTTTAGCGCCATGTCTTCAGAGTTGTCAAATACACCGTAAGATGTACCGCCAGCTCCGTAAGAGTTCATAGAAGCTAACATATCGTCCATAGCCAAGCTTGTAGCACGGTTAACGAATAACATGTTTTCTTCAATAGCACCTTGCTTATCAAACTCTGCTAAGATAGCGTCAAACTCAGCTAAGTCAGTAGCAGGGTTTACACCAGTTACACCAGAAGTAATATTACCTCTTGATTCAATAGCAGCGAATAAGCCTTCAGTACCAGAACCACTAGCACCAGAATCAGCAGCGCCTCTAATTTGTCCATCGTCACCAAAGCCGATAATAGAGTTAGCAACTGTTAACTCACCTTCTAACATAGACATTTCTAAGTAGTCAGTAAAACGAGCTCTAGTATCACCTTCAGCTTTCAAGTACCAGAAGTAACCGCTTTGTCCTTCTTCACCAGAAACTTCAACCCAACCAATTTGAGCAGCATCAGATCCAGAGATCTCATAGTAATCTTTTAATATGATTGGCTTGTTAGTAAATGATTTGAAAGTAGGAGTAAGAGCTGTTCTTTTGTTTGATCTAAAAGTACCAGTATTATCAGTGTACTCTTGACCTTTACCGTACTCAGAGCCGATAACTAATAAAGTAGCAGTTCCATCAGAAAGTCCTGCAGCAGCACCTGTAGCCTCTGAATAAGGCTCGAAGCTTACAACAGCAGATTCTGGAGTTTCAACGATAAGAGCTTTAACAACAACACCCGCTTGCGCGATTAATACAGTGTCGTTAGTTCTAATACCGTGATTAGCTACAACAAATCCATCACCAGCAATATTTCCGTCAATGTCAGATACTACAGTAAAAGTACCGTTAACATCTCCATCAGCGTCAATAGTTCCGATATAAGATAAGTGTAAACGTGATTGTTCAGACCAGACAACTTGATCAGATGTCATAGCCTCTTCAGCACCTACTTGAGAAAGAAATCCTGAGATAGTTCTGTTTCCAAAAACCTCAGCTTCTTTTTCCATAAGTTCTGGCAAGTATTGTTGAGCCCAGTCATTTCCTGCGCCCGTAAAGTCAATGTAATTGCTAGCAAGCGTTTGCTGCTGTGGAGCAGCTATGCTGTTTAACAATGGTCCATTAGTAATAGCCATAATTTTTTAATTTAAGCGTTAATAATTATTTTTTGTTTTTAATTTTAAACTTAAAATCATTGGAACTTTCACCTAACACTCTAAACTTTAAGCCGCCAGCTTCTACTTCACCATGAGACTGTCTTGGACTCATGCTTACATTTTTGCTTTTTGCGACACTCTCCTTGAGAGCATCGGCTTTACCTTGCTCATAAAAGTGCTTAGCAACAACATCAGGATTCATTGCTGTAAATAAAGATTTATGATAACCCTTAGCATCTGACATTGTATTATCTTCGTTCAAAAACTTTTTAACAAAGTTATTAATGTCGCTTTGAGTTGTCTTAACCTTTTCAGCATCCTTAACGTTAAACCTATACTTTTTGTCTCCGACATTATATTCAAAACCTTTGAACTTGTCGTTAAAGACTTCATCAGTCTTCTTGTTAAATTTAAGTTTAGCGTTTTCTGCTACTTTTTGATTTTCCTCAGATTCCTTGTTATATCGATTAAAAAAGTCCCAAGCTTTTTGCTGTTCAGGCGTTAAGCGTGATCCTGCTTTAATCTCTTCGTAATATTTAGACTTTTGCCCGTCTAAGTAGGCTTTAGCACTGGCAACTTGCTCTTTTAGCGCTATCTTTTTCTTTTTAATATCTTTTTCATCGTCTACTTCTTCGTCAAAGTTAAACTGATCTTCAATTAAAAAGTCTATTTCATCAGCCGACAAATGTGGCTTTGTAACTCTATAGTACTCTGTTAAAGCTGTTAAATTGTCTAGCTCAGAGTAATCTCTGTTTAAATCAACATAATCTTGAAGTGATCCTCCAGTTTCGTTCATAAAGTCTATTAACTTCTGAATATTTTCTGGTAAATCTTCGCCGGTCTGTTGAGCTTCGTTTACAGCTTCTTGTACTTCTTCAGCTAGCTCTTTAACCTCTTCGGTTGATTCTTCGGTAACCTCTTCTAAAACTTCTTCAAGTTCTTGTGTTTCTGCTTGCGGCTGTACGTCTTCTTGCTCTTCTGTGGCAGCGGTACTTTCATCGCTTGCAACCACTCGTGAGTCGTCAGTTCCACTTCCATCAGCTTCTGGTTCCGTTGTTTCTTCTTGGTTTTCATTGTCATCTATTGGTTTGTTTAAATCTACTTTAATAACATTGTCATCTCCAGCGCTTTTAAACTTACTTTCATCAACAACTTGTTCTTGTGTAGTTTCTTCTTGTGTAGCTTCTTCAACTACGTTTTCATTTTCTTCCATAATATAAAATATAAATTAGTAATTATCTAGGATCAAATCCACCTAAGTCAAATCCACCAAGTGTATCATTACCTGCTGACTCAAAGTTTTTAGGTGCACCACCTGTTTTTCTTTGATCAATAAGCTCGCTCTGTTGCGACGCTTGTATTTTAGTTCTTTCGTCTTTTCTATCTTCTTTTTGTTTTTCTTTGCTCTTTAATGTTTCAGCTTCCACTTGCTTAAGCTGCATGTTCATTTGAAACTCTAACTGCATAAGCTCTTTTTTAACTTGAGCCTCTTGATTTAATTTTTGAGCATCTAATTGTCCTTGTAGTTGAGCAAGCTGAGCTTTTGTTTGAGCCATAACTTGTTCTTTTTGCGCTTCAAGCTGAGCAGCGTTTTGGGCTGCCTGAGTGTTAGATTGTGTTTGAAGTTGTATGTTTCTTTCTTGCATTTGTTGATCTTGCTTCAACTTATCTTTTCTTCTTATTTTTAATAACTGATTAGCAAGACTAACGTTTCTTATTTCTCTAATATCTATAGCGTCTTCTAAATTTATATTCTTTTGAGATAACGCTTGTTGTATATTATTTTCAAGCAACGCTTTTTCTTCTTCGTCTGGAGCAAGCTCTAAGAATATTCCAAAATCATAAAGATGAAGATTACTAAGCTCTTCTAAAGTACCTACATTATGAGATCCTATAGCTTCTATAAAAGCATCTCTAGTTGGAGAATACTCTATGACATCTGATATTCTAAGGCATAAAGACTCAGCAACGTCACTTGACAAATATAAACCAGCTTGAAGAATATGTCTTGTTGCTGTATTTGAATTAGCTGCTGCTAATTTTTGTATGCCAACTAAAGCGTTCGCATCTGGAGTACTACCATCTCTAGCTTCGTTTAATCCGGTAGTGTCTCTAATCATTTGCAAGTAGTAGTTGTAGTTAGCTATTAAGCTTTGCA